TTTTGTACAGATTCTAAAGGTATATTATTTAATGATTTATATCCATTTGATAATGATACACTTTTATGTATTTTTGTCAAATCAAATTCGGATAATATTATGCCAATAAGAATGGATTTCAAAATAATTCATTATGAAACAATAAATTCTGGAGAACCAACTTCATTTAAATATTTAATAAAAGGAATATTAAATGTTGAGCATTTATATTATACAAGATACGAAACATATAAAGGAACAAGTTATGATGTAATAAAAGGACTTGCAGCTAAAATGGATTTAGGATTTGCATCAAATGTCAATTCTAGTAATGATTCAATGACCTGGATAAATCCAAGTGATACATATTTGGATCTTATTAATGATATAACAAAATATTCGTTTATTTCAGAAGATTCTATAGTGTGGTCTTTTATAGATTTTTATTATAATATTAATTATATAGATATTCAAACAGAATTAAATGAATTTAATGAAGAAGAAGAAGGCACATTAACCAATCCTCAAATAGTTAAAAATGATGAAGAAAGAAATGTTATATTATATTTAACTAATAATAAAGCATTAAATATGACAAATAAATATATTAGTAAATTTAACTTAGTAAATCAATCATCAAAAGTAAATTTAAACATATATTATCAAATAGAAGGCACTTGGTATGACAAAACAACAAACGTAGTAACTAAGCAATTTATAAAAGAATTAGAATCAGATAGTGCTAAATTGTCGGCAGGAGAAGGAACATTAAGGCAACTAATTGATAAAGGATCAGCACTTTATAAAGAAAATGTAAATGATGAATATTTTATTGGCAAAATGGATGAAGATAATGTTCATAAAAATTATTCTTTAGCAAAAATTGCGAATAATCACAATTTAGATAGTTTAGAAAAAATGAAAATGGTTGTAACTTTGAGTCAAATAAATTTTTCTATTAAAAGATTTCAAAACATAAAAATTGAAATATACAATTATCAAGATTTATTATCTCAAAGTGCAAATAAAAATAATCCATTAGATAATATAAATACAAAATTATCAGGATATTGGTTTGTTACTGGTATAAATTATATATATAGGAAATCTGGTGGGCATGAGCAAGAACTCACACTTGTAAGAAGAGATTTAAGTTTAGATTATGGCACAGGTAATGATCAAAGAAATGATTTAAGATCATTGAAAAAATAAAAATTAAAAATGGCTGGACCTTTCAACCCACCTAAAGATTTTACTAGTATAGTATCTGATTCATCATTAAATGTATCAAAAAATAAAAGTATAGTTAATGCAAAATACATTAAAGGATATGCATCAGAGCAATCATTAGATGTAATATCAGCTGCTATGAATTTAGATAAAAATACAGTTAAGCAGATGTTTGGTGTAAAAAATCCACAAGTTGATCAATATGATCCAGATCATACTACTGATGCTAAAAAAGAAGAATTTTGGTTTGCAAATAATGGGGAATCATTAGATGGTAAAACAGTTCTTTCTCAAAACGATAGTGATACTGACACATTTAAAAAAGGATTAAAATCAAATTCCACAGAAGGAGGATATGGTCAAACTGATTTTTGGTATGAAGATCCATTTGTGCCATCATTTGAAATATTTTTTGATGATGAATCTGCATTTTTTAATACTAAAAGAAATGTTACAAATTCTTTACAATATTTCATTGGAAATTATGGTTTAACATTAGATGATAATTATATTAAAAGATATAATATGTGGAAAGAATTTCAAAATGTATTTTTTAAAATATTTGAAAAAGGAACAGAAAGAAATAAAAATAGAAATAGAAAAAATAAAGCATATTACATTTCTAAAGTTGCAGGATTAAATAATCTAAATAAAAAAATTATATCATTTGGTGAAGATAAATTGACAATTACATTAAATGAAGACGTATCTATGATAGCATGGTATTTATCTGAATTGTATAATAATTTAGTGTATAGCTATAAAAATCAAAGATATATGTTTCCAGAAAATGTAATAAGATTTAATATGGATGTAAAAATAAATGATATAAGAAACTATCAAATACCACAAAGTAATAATGAAAATTCTCCGACATCAAATGTTAATATTAATTATCCAAACAAAAACATTAAGAATGTTATAGCACCAAAATCAAATGTTGTATATACACTGCATGATTGTACTTTTAATTTTTTTGAAAGCTCAAATCATCTTGATGATATAGAAATAGGTGGTTATAATGCTCCATCTTATGCACCACAATCTCTTAGCTTTGAAATTTTTTATAAGTCTGTAACAAGATATAGTGAATTTCCGTTGATAAATGCTGACACATCTATTAATGGATGGGAGTTTCTATATAAATCTAGTGGAGAAAATATAACAAACGGAACAAAGCAAGATTATAATAGCGCATTAAGTACATTATCACAGTCAGCACCAGATCAAAAAAGCTATTTAAATAGCAATTTATCTCAACCATTACAAAATGTTTCTAATCAAGGTTTAAATTATGAAAATAATCTTAGTTCAAAACTAAGAGATTTGAAAAAAAATACAATTGATAGTGTTTTAAATGAATTAAAGAAAGTGCCTGCACAAGAAAAAGAAAATTTAGATAATTTTTTGGGAATAGCACCACAAAATATTCTAAATCAAACTATCACTTTTACAAATAGTTTAGAAACACAATTAAGAGAAGAAAGAGGTAAAGTAGTAAATGGACTTTTATCACAATTTAGAAATGTAACAACTCTTAATAAGATAGAGCCAGATAATGTTTATCAGAAAAATTTTAATAACAGAACAGATTTAACCAATTTTGGTCGTAAAGTAGCATCAGGATTATTAAATGATTTGGAAAATGCAGTTAAAGGTGCTGCCAATTTTTAAAAAAATACAATTAAATGGAACTATCAAGAGATTTTTATGTCGGTGTTGTTGAAGACAACAAAGATCCAAATAGAAAAGGTAGAATTAAAATAAGGACACAAACACTTTATCATAATATGACTGTTTCAGATATTCCTTATGCCTATCCATTTGCAGGATTAGCTGGTAAAGAATTTCAAGTACCAGCAGTTGGTAAATTGGTGAATGTTCTTTTTCTTTCTGATGATTTATATTCACCATACTATATTTATTCTGAAAACTATAACATAAATTTACAAAATAAATTAAATAGTTTAAGTGATGATGAATATGCTAATTTTTCAGCACTTTTATTTGATGAAAGAACAAATATATTTGCAACTAGTGATGAATTAACAATTGATCATTTATATAATAAAATAACAATCAACAATAATTCTATTAATCTTGAATTAAAAGATAATACACAAATTTTAAATTTGGGATCAAAAAATTCAGATCAAGAAGCGGTATTAGGTACAAACTTTTTTGAATGGATGGATAGATTTATAAATGAATTAAAAGGACCATCTATGGTTGATGGCCTTGGTGCACCTATAATGAAAACAAATATTGATATATTGTGCAAAGAATATAGTTTATTAAGGAAAAACTTCTTATCAAAAAATGTTAGGCTCAATGATAATGATAATGTTGACAAATTGCAAAGAGATCCTACAACAGTATTTCAAAAAAATGATATTGATTTAGTTTTACCACCAGAAGAAAATCCAGAATATGAAAAAGGATTACAAGATGCTATAAATGCACAAAATGATGCAGCATGTAAGCAAGGAAAAGGTGCTGCGCCAACAAGTGTAGTAAAAATAGATACAGATATGCAACTACCGCTACTTGGGGTAAGAATATCATGTAGATTTGGATTAAGACATAATCCAACAAATCCAAGCGAAATACAAGGACATAGTGCTATTGATATTGCTGCACCAACAGGAACACAAATAAAAAGTCCTGAAGATGGAACAGTAATATCCTCTGGATTTGACTCTGTATATGGAGGTGGAAATTTTATAAGAATAAAGCACACTAACAATTTTACAACTGGATATGCTCATCTAAATACAATTCTTGTTAAAACAAGTCAAAATGTTAAAAGAGGTGATATTATAGGATTGGTTGGCAACACTGGCGGGCATACAACTGGACCTCATTTGCATTTTACTGTAACAACACCTGATAATGTTAAAGTTGATCCAGAATTATACTTTACTTGGCCAGTTAGACCAAACGATGCCAAATCAACTAATGACCAATTAAGTAAAAACTATCAAGGTCAAGATTATAAAGATAAAACTGTGATCAACAATTGTGATGGTGAAACAGATTCTCAAAATGATAGCAACGAAGATGGATCTCCATTATCTGGCGATTTTAATAACCCAAATTTTGTTGATGTAACGAAGAAAGTAATAGAAAAATTAGAAGGTGGATATTTTCATCCTGATATGCTATTAGATGGTAGAATAAAAGATAAAAGATATAAAGGCTCTGGTGAAACAATGTTTGGTATAGATAGAAGAACTGGTGGAAAAATAAATTCTTCTCCTGCAGGAAAAAAGTTTTGGAAACTTATAGATAACGCAGATGCAAGAAACAAATGGAGTTGGAATTACTTTGGTGGAAGTTTAAAAAATACACTAACACCATTAGTCGCAGAAATGATGAAACCACAATATGATAATTATGTAAATAAATATTTAACAAAGAAAGCAGCAGATATTGTAAACAACGATAATAAATTATTATTTAATTTTATTTACGCAACATGGAATGGCCCAGGATGGTTTCAGAAATTTGCCAAACCCATTAATGATGCTGTTCAAAGTGGAATTGTTGATGTGAAAAAACTAAGAAGAATAGCACTTGACTCTAGAAAAAATGATAATAATAGTTTAATTGCACAAGGTGGAAATAAAATAGAAAATATATTTAATAGTAACTTCGCTTAAACTTTCTCATATTACATTTATAAAATATAAATGAATTCAGCATTAAATCCACAAAGAGGTCAGCTACATTATGATAGTAGCACAAACAATTTATATATTTATACAAATATGTGGGTGATGATAGACCCAGAATATATGAATTTTTTTTATAATGACCAACAATTGTTAAGACTTAAAAGAAAAGAAAAATTAATAAAAATTTATGGGCAACGAATATAATGAAGAATATAATCCATTAGAAGAAATAATAGATAGACTACATTGTTGTAGAAGAGATTATTATAAATTATATAAAAAAGATGTTAAAGTTGCATCTATCAGATTAAGACAAGATTTAGAATTTGTGATACAAACAGCTAAACAAATTAAAAGAGATGCATTAAGCTATAGGAAGGATATAGAAGATAGAGAAGAAAAAGCAAGAGATGAAGCAAGAGATGAAGGATATATTTAATCTAAAGTTTTTGTATTTTTTAAATTCTCATAATATTTTTCACTAAAAATATCTTTACCATCTAATATATAATTCAAATATTTTTTATCTGGTTTAATATTTTCTCTAATCATTACAGGATTAGCAACATAAACTATAGCTTGAACAGTTTTATCATAACAAATAACATTTACATTTTTTCTATAGTAGTGTGCTGGTGTAGAACCTGCACCCTCAAAACGATCTATTATATTAATATCAGAGTCATTTATTTCATATAAAGCGCCTTCAACAAATGAATCATTTGATTCTTCTATGTTCGCAAAACCTAAATAACAATTATTTTTAGAAACCTTATTAAAGACAATTTTATAATTTTCTAAAATCGCAAAACTTCTACTAATAAAATTAATTTTTCTTTCATTCAACATTCTAAATGCTGAGATATTTGAACCATATGCGAAATATAACATAACTATTTTTATTTTTATATAGTGTTTAAATATAAAAAAGTCAAATATTATATTTAAACAAATATTAAAAAAATTCATATATTCATATATGAAAACAATAGAATTCATAAACGTAGGTGTCATTTTATATGATATAAAATTTAGAATAAAAAATATTACTATTGATAATAATGTAATTAAAATGATTGGGATAACTAGTCAAGGAAATTATATGAAATTAAATGAATGGTTTGGTATTAATAGATCATCCAATTCAAATAATTATAAAAAAGATATAAATGCAAATCCTGTTAAATTATTAGGAGTATTTCCAATAGATTATGATTTTGATGAGTATAGTATAAGAGTTATATTCTCAGTTGATAGTGTTGTTGGTGATATAGATTTGTTTATGCGACAGTAATTAAGAAAAGAAAAAATAAAAAAAATAAAAAGATGTCAAGTGTAATAATAAACAATATAGATTTTGATATATTGACGTTTAATATTAATCAAATTGGGTCATCATTTTCCAATAATAGAAGTATATATGGTGTTCCTCATACAGTAATAGAAATTATTGCAGAAACATCTATTAACAACATATCACTATTACAAAATTGGACACAAAAAGTATATACTACCGATTCATTTCGTGTTAATAATAATTATGTTAAATTACTTGGTGTTTTTCCTAAACAATATCAAATAGATTTTCAAAGTAACAGCAATAGTAGTAATGTTGAAGTGATATTAGTTGCGGATTCATTTTTATATGTTACAGATATTAGAAAATTAAGAAAAGAAAAATTAGAAAAAATAAATGAACTTGCTACCACGACTAAATAGGCACAATTATAATGA